ACATATAGATATGTGTTTAACGAACTGATACGCCAAGACTTCAATCCCGATTGTAATCATTACTTTTTAGAACTAATAACACAAACAACAAACATACAATTTGATTTGTGTATGGGTTCTTAATATTATTTAGTAGAAGCAAAATCCGCTGGGTCAAGATACTCCAAATAATTTTTGCGAAATTTCTTTAATGGATTATCGCTTTCCTTATCTATAATAAGCACTTGGAACTTATCATTCGTAGCATACTCAAACATATTCTTCAACTGGTTAATATCATCAAGACTATAATCCCTCATAATCATCTTCAATTCTTTAATCCCTCCCAATTTTAGGAACACGGCGTAATTAACATTCTTACGAATGATGGTAGGCACATCATAATAAGATTGTGTTATATAAATGGCGGAGCAATTCTTCTTACGACAACGGATAAAATAGTTGATAATAGGAGATTGGTTTTTTTTATTCACAAGGTCATCAAAGACCACTAAATATTGGTAGTCTTTCTTAAATTCGTCCATATCGGGGATACTGCTAATACCTTCGCTAATGATGATGCGACCCTTTGATTTATCTACTAAATGGTTGTATAATGGTTCATCTTTATTTGCTGTGATTACAAAGACTTTATCAAAAGTTCCGTCCATAATATGGAGTAAATTATATACGAAAGATGTTTTACCCGAACCCGAAGGAGCAGAAACGAGCATTCTAAAATGAAGTTCTATGTTGTGTTTATCAAGTCGGGGATTATCAGCAGTCGTTTTATATTTCGCTGGTAGTTTTTCATAAGGATTTGGAAGCGACATATATCTATATATATAGGTAGATAAAAAAACTGGTAAATAATTATCTCATATTAATATAAATGGCAGAGTATGACCCACCGATATATGATGTATCAATTTTTAACCCAGCGTATTTTATAGTTGAAGATGGGATTACGAAGAGTTATTTAAATGCTAATTATTTACAATTTCCAGTAGGACAAGATTTAGAAACATTACCCGATTTGAGAGTTGAAAACACAAATATTCATTTAGGAACTGACGCTGGATTAAATACACAAGGAGATTTTGCTATATCAATTGGAAATAGTGCGGGAAAAAATAATCAATCTGTTCGTGGAGTGGCGATAGGAGATTTTGCTGGTAGTGTTTCGCAAGGTAATTCATCAGTAGCATTAGGAAACTATGCTGGAAATGATAATCAATCAAGCGGAGCGGTTGCTATTGGTATTCAAGCGGGGCAAAATAGTCAAGGGGCGAATTCGGTTGCTATTGGTTCATATGCGGGATATAGTGGCGGAAATTTAGGGGCGAATAGTGTTGCGATTGGAAACGCAGCAAGAGCGACTGGAACAAATAGCGTTTCTGTGGGACATAATGCCTCAACATCAACTTATACGAATTCGGTCGCTATTGGTAATGGAACTACTTGTTCGTCATCAAATCAATTAAGAATAGGGACGAATAATACGGCGTATCAAATGGAAGGACGACTTAATTTAGTGAATTCCACAAACAAAAGTTTAATTTCTTTCGGTAATGCTGTTAAGATGTATAGGTATAATAATGGTTTAACTATTGGAAACTATGGCGATTTCAACATTAGAGTAAGTGATTTTACAGCAGAACCTACAAGTGTCCCATCATCACAAGCGGGATTTGAAGGACTTTGGATTACTTCAACTGGACGAGCATATCTTGGTAGTGGAGTATCAGTCCATTTAAGAAGTGTTCTTGGAGAAGTATATATAACTGGTTATACTACCGCTGGTAATGTATCTACTATCGGGACGAGCGGACAATTATCAGTATCAAGTGATAGACGATTGAAAGAAAATATTGAAACCTATGATGAACCCAGTATTGATAAAATAATGAAATTAAAACCATCGTATTACAATTGGATAGAAGGAACAGACAAACGAAAAGAACTTGGTTTTATCGCCCAAGATGTAGAAGATATTATACCCGAAGCGGTAGATGGTAAGAAATATGAATATGAATGGGAAAAAGATAAAGAAGGAAAACCGATTTTAGATGCGAGTGGAAATCTTCAATTTACAGACACACCAAGATATAGAGGTTTGCTTGATAGACCTATAATTGCTGTTTTAGTCAAAGCAGTCCAAGAACTTAAAATGGAAATTGAAGCACTAAAAAATCAGTAAATAATTATCTCATATTAATATAAATGGCAGAGTATGACCCACCGATTTACGATGTATCAATTTTTAACCCAGCGTATTTTTTAGATGAAGACGAGATTACAAAGAGTTATTTAAGAGCGAATTTTTTGGAATTTCCAATAGGACAAGGTTTAGAAACATTACCCGATTTGAGAGTTGAAAACACAAATATTCATTTAGGAACTGACGCTGGATTAACAGACCAGCGGGAAAGGTCTATCGCAATAGGAAATAGTGCGGGAAAAACAACTCAATTACGAGATAGTGTAGCAATCGGTTATAGAGCGGCAGAAACAAATCAAGGGACTGATTGTGTAGCAATTGGTATAGATGCGGGAAAAATCAATCAAGGTAATCAATCCATCTGTATTGGAAAAAGGGCGGGAGAGAGCACGTGTGGTTCATCGTCAATTTCAATTGGTAATATAAGTCGTTCTGCTGGTGCTAATTCGGTTGCTATTGGTAATGGGGCAAATACAAATATAGCACAAAGGTCAATAGCAATTGGATATGAAGCAGATGCCTTTGGAACAGAAAGTATTGCTATTGGCGATGCTGCTACAACAAGCACTTATACGAATTCGGTCGCTATTGGTAATGGAGCAACCGCAACCAGTAGTAATGAAGTGAAATTAAGTGATAAAGCAAGTTTTATTGGAAGTGCTACACAAGGATGGGTATTCGGTGATTTAGGAACTGGTCTTTCGGGTTTTGCGGGAATACAGAATATAAATTACGCAAGGGACGGAACTAAATATGCCCTTTTACAGAACGCTACTACTGGAACTACATCTGTCGGTGCTCCCGCTCAACTCAATTTAAATGTAGGTAATACTTTAAGAGCATATATTACGGACTGCTTACGTATTAACACAGCGGGTATAGCGTATAACGGAACTACTCTACCATCGGGCACAGCAAGTAATCAAATTGGTTTTAGGTGGAGAGGCAGTTCAGCAGAAGTAGGCGTTGCTGTTGATAATGTGCTTAGTGCTTATTTTGCTTTTTTGAGTGATAGAAGAGGAAAAAGGAATATTGTGGATTACACAGATGGACTAACGGGAATAATGAAATTAAAACCGAAGCAATATGAAATTTTAAAAATAGATGTTGCTAATTGTGATTTAACTGGTGATAATTGTATTATTAGAGATTTGAGCGGGAATACGATTGAATACGATAGTGAAGGTAATTGTTGCGATAATACTGAAACATACGGCGAACTGAATACTGGTTTGATTTTAGATGAAGTAAGACCAATTTTCCCCCAAGTCTGCGTAGGTGGCGATGAGAATAGTATAGGAACTATTAATTATGCTGGATTAGTTCCGCATCTTGTAAAAGCAGTTCAACAACAACAAGAACAAATAGAAGCACTTAAACTGGAAGTAGAAGCACTAAAAAATCCATAAAAAAATCTCATACTAATATAAATGGAGGAGAGTTCCCAAGTATTCTATTTGACTATTATCAGTATGGGTATAGCGTTTATTTTAGCATTATCTCGTCAAATGTATAAATCCAAGTGTTCTCGTATAGAATGCTGCGGAATGGTTATAGAGAGAGATACACACGCAGAAGTAGAAATAGATGAAAATCCAAATCTTCAACATACACCATCAAGCACAGATTTAGAAGGAGGACTTAAATTGGATACTATTGATTTAAGCAAATTAAAAGGACAAGAGCATAAAAAAACAGAAAGTCCCAAATAAAATGTTGCTTAATTATATAGAATGAGCGAGTATCAAATAACTAAACGTCAAGAAGACAACGCAACCCGAGAGAACGTAATTATATTTCCAGCAGACAAAGATAGTAAAAAGAAAATTGAGGTTTATGATGAAGATGGTTTATATATGTTTAGCATAGGAGATAAGCGATACAAAGACTATGATATTTATTTGAAGGAGAAATCAAAAGAGTTTGCCGACAATCGTAGGCGTTTGTATAAAATACGACACGAGAAGTATAGACATAAAAAAGGAACTCCGTCCTATTATGCCGACCGAATTCTTTGGTGAGTATTAAAGATAAATTAGAAATGAGTAATTTATCTTTTAGTTTAATCATCGTTCTTCACATACGTAGTTAGTTGCTGCGAACTTGAACCCATCTGTTCCATAGTATTAGCGATTTCTTTATTCTTCTCAATTGTATCTCCAAACTTATCTGTTAAATATGAATGACGGAGGTTATTCACAGAAATTTTAGCATTAAAGATTTTGTTGAGACGCTGATTGAGTTTAACGGAGTTCAACTTGTTTCCATTTACGTCAAATAGGAGGTAATCATTAGGATTGGTCTTAATCCATTTTACTAAAATTGCTTGTAGTTCTTTTGGAACTTTAACTGACTGCTCCCCATAGTGTTTCTTGGTCTTATAATGATTAAAATAAAGCGACCCACGATTGTAGTAGTTGTGTTCGTCTTTGGATATATTCTTAACACGGAACTCGGTGAAATCTAAAAGACGGCGTGGCGGAATAAAAAGACCGCCTAACAGAGCGACAATAATATACTCTTGGATAGATTGAAGGTCGTTCATATTTAGTGCTTGTTTCTTATAAATCTGTTTAGCATCTTTTTCCAGTCTATCAAAAACCTCCTTAATCTTATCCTTCTCAATCCAATTCTGTTCTTGCGTGTCGGTCTTCTGTTGGGTCTTGATAAATGAATTGTATTTGTTAATATCTGTAAGCATTAGTTTCCTATAATCTTCGTTGTCTGTGAGGACAACCAAAGCGGATAAAATAGATTTCCTTTTATTCGGTGGAACATCTTTGATGTATTCAATTATTTCTTTTGTTTTATCAAAATTAGACAATTTAATAGGTTTATCGTCAAATACTTTCTTGTAGAGATTTCTCAAAATAGATGAATAGGTTGTGAGCGAACTATCACTCAAAGAATTTCGTTTTGATTTCAATTCCTCTTTTAAAGACATTCTATACATATTAAAGAGAAATTAATTCTGCCTAAATTATCTTAATTGTGATTATTTAGCAAAAAAAATATCTATGTTAATTATATAATGGTTTATCTTACAGAAGAACAATTCACCGAACAAGCATCAAGATTGATGATTATTATAAATCACACGTGCGGTTATGACCTAATGTCTAATTATCACAAGATGGGAGAATTAAAGCAAAGGTATTTCAATAGTGAATTAAACAAATACATAAAGAGTTGTGAAAGTATAGAACAAATCGTATTTGATTTTAATCAATTAGTAAATGGGAAAGTGTTAAACGAAGATTTTGATGCTGAAAAGGTTATTGTTAGAAATACAAACCCTAACCCCGAATTGCTTTTGACCGACGAGCAAAAGGAACATTTAGAGAAAGAAAGGATTGAGAACGGGTGGGACGAAATAAGGATATAATAGCAATTTTATAATATATATTTTCTTTGTATATATTATAGAGTATGAACCCGCTATACGTCCAAACCCCAGCACAACGCTCCGCCGTGAGAGAGCAGTATTTATCAAGTCTTCAACTCCAAATTGAAAACGACCAAAAGAACCTCAACGCCAATAAGATACTCAAATATACGGGTGAAGTCCCGACCCAAATAAGCGATACGAGAACAACCGAAGAGAAGTTCGCTGATATGATTTCAACACGCCGAGATGTAAAGGACTTTATTGTTGCGAGTGGATATTTAACACCAAGCAACGCTAATATCTTTGTAGATAGTGCGAACGATGGAATAATCCAGTTCATTTATCGTAATAAGCAGTTCATTCTACGAGATTATTTAAGCAAAGGAGTGACACCAAGAATGTTTAATGATTTTATTGAAGGGTATGTTGCTAAATACAATCGTAATGCTGGTATTGAGATGGGAATACAAGGTGGATACATAGGTCAAGCACCAGTTATTAGCAACAATCAACTTTTAAACAGATTGATTAGACAAGTAGATTTAGATACTCTTGAAGCGTCTATTGATAAATTTGCTGAGGATAATAGAGCATCTATTTTACCAGTTGGAAGAGATAGAATACGAAGCATAATCGGTAGTATTGAAAGATTACGCCCTCGTATTATTACTGACGTTCAATTGAGAGAAATAGATAATTTATCACCAGCAGACCAAGAGCGTATCCGTAGTCTATTGAGCGAGATGTATAAAGATTTACCAGCACGAGAACAATTGATAGTGAAACAGAACGAATTAAATGACGCTATACAAAGAGGCAATTTGGATAGAGCATTCGGCGTAATGAGGCAAATAAACGATTTAATTGATATTGGAGAGGGAAGAGCAGAAGAAATAGATGATATTTTTGCTGCTGCTGCGGAAGAAGCAACATTTGAAGAAGCATCTCCATTACCCGCAGTTGCGGTAGATGCCGAAACATTAGAGCGTCTTAATGAGTATTACAACGAAGTCAATCTTAAAGAAACAGTAGGAAAACAGAGGCAGAGATTAGATAAATTTTTAGTGGATACTGGACTTCGTAATGGATTGAAAATGACTTCATTACCCAATTATGGAAATTATGAAGTAGGTGAAGACGTGGGTGTAAATCAGTATAGAAGACTATTTTTTAAAGACCTAAAAGAACACACAAACTGGGAACAATTAGCGGATTTATACATAATGGAAAGAGAGGCATTAGGAGAAGACATTATTGGGAAAAGGTATAATAGTCGCACCAATACTTTCCGTGATGATGACGATATTGTGAGAGCAGATGTAGAAGTATTACCAAGAATATCTCTTGAAGGCGATGATGCTACAATAGATTTTAGAGATATGACTGGACGAGGTGCTGTTAAATCAAGAAAAGAGAAGTTCAAAAAGAAGGTGGAATTTGTTGGCGAGAAACCAAAACCTTACGTATCATTTGGAAAATACTATCTCAATAGACAGAAACTAAACGACGATATACTCCAAATCAAAGGTGAAGGCGGAGCAAACGCAAACTTCAAATCACGTCGTATTAGTCCTACACTCAAAGCAGTATTCCAGTCATTATTGGAAAATAAAACTCCCGACTTTTCACTCATTAGTAAATTAAGCAATACTGATAAAGAAACTCTATATGAAGCAGTCAAAACAACTAAATACGACAAGATTTCAATTGACGCACCGAGCAAGAGCGAAGACGAGAAATTAGCAAATGAATTTGATGTGTTAAGAGGGTCTATTTTGGGAGGCAACGACAATCCTCAAACTATCAAGCGGTTTAAACTGCTTCTTGTGAAACTAATGAATAGCAGAAGAATACCGAGAGGCGAAGCAAACGATATTCTATTTGAACTCGCACAATTGGGGTTTTAAAGATTATTTAGCAAATACTAAAAAAATAATATCTTCATAGAGTATATATAATGCCCCATAAGATAGTCATAGATAAGACAAACCTTATTGGAAATGATAATAACACATTCGTATATCGTTTTCCGTCATCAGTTCAATTCCCAAATCACGAAATCGCACTCGCAAGTGTAGATATGTATTACGCTTGGTATAATGTGAGTGCTGTATTGGGTAATAACACATTTAGTTATGTTTGGGTAGATGGAACGACAAACACAATTGTTTTAGAAGATGGTTTATATGAAATCAATACAATCAACGAGAGATTACAATTTGCTTTTATCGCAAACGGACATTACCTCGTAGATAATACTGGAAGCAATCGTTATTACATTAATATTGCTGCTAATACAACCCGATATGCTACTCAAATAGACGTGTTTTTGTTTCCCAACTCTTTACCCGCTGGTTGGACTAATCCAGCATCCGTCGTTTTCCCACCCGCAAATCAAATCACTATGACTATACCTTCAAAGTTTAACGAGTTGCTTGGATTTACTGCTGGATTTACAACCACAGCACCAACGACAGTAAATCTATCTTTTCTATCTTCTGTCGCACCCAATATCCAACCTAATAATGTGCTGTATGTATCTGTTTCCAATATTGATAATAAATACGGAACACCGAGCGGATTAGTTCATCGTATCGTCCCGAATACAACCTTCGGCAGTCTTATTACAGAGAACCCCGAATTCTCATTTCAACCATTACATAGCGGAACATATAATCAACTCCAAATACAGATTTTAGGAACAGACAAATCACCTATTCGTGTTCTTGACCCTAACATCGTAATAACTTTCCTCATCAAGAACAAAGAGCAATCCATATACGCTTAAAATAATTTAGGCATTTTTAATTTATCTTTAATAATCTAATATTAATTTCTCTATTAATATTAAATGAACCGCAATAACATAATAAGCGAGAATGAACTGGATAGTATCTACGACAAGATGACGCAAGAGAACTCAACTCTTTTAGCACAATTGAAATTGGTAAATGAGGATAGTAAAGTGAAAGCGACGGAATTAACACAAATGATTTCTATTATAAACACAATCCAAATGAAGATAATTAGATGGAAGGAGATAAGAAAGAAAATAAAAAACAGAGTGAATGTTTAGTCTAAAAATAGAATTCTACGAGATAGTATTAAAGATAAGATAGAAATGAGTAAATTATTTAGCACATATAGCAAGTAAATAATTATCTCATTATAAGTTATAATACCTATGCGAGGATATGGAAAAAACATTCATTTAAGCGGACGAACGATAATGAAAGGAACTGGCGGAAGTGTTCTGTTAGACAAAGGTGCGGGAGGGTCAGCATCTTCCTATGATGGTTTAGACCAGTATTTAGAAATGACTGGTAGAGGACGACATACCGAACCCGATGTTAAGGGAAATATAGTTGAAACAAATTTAGGGAGAAAATTATCAAATCTCAAAGTAAAACCATTAGAGAAGAAACCTCCAAGAATTCATTTGGGATAAGTATTTAGCGGAAAATAATTACATCTTATTTAGATGAAATTATTTTCTTATTGTAGTATATATAGATGGACGAAGTAGTCTATGATATGAGTAAAGCGACCGAGGCATCGCCCCAAATTTTCGTCAAGAAGGATTGGATTAACATTCTTGATAATCAAAATGGTTCGTATAACGGAAATCAGTCCGTTATTGATACTTCCCAACTATCCAACTCCAATAAGTATATGAATTACAGAGAGGCATATTTAACTGTTCCTCTTCTTTTGACCGCCACCTCTCCTCTTGATGCTGGTGCTAATCTTTTTCTTCCCGCTACTGCTGGAACTTCTGCTGATTATGTTTTCGGTCTTAAAAATTGGTATGGTTCTATCGTTCATTCTATGACCTTAGACCTCAACGGAACTACGATAATTCAGCAAACTCCTTATGCTGGTATGTGGAACACCTTTAAGTTGATGACCTCTTTGAGTTTAGACGATTTGAAGACACAAGGTTCAGCAATCGGTTTTTACCCCGATACTGCTGATAGTTGTGGTGTTCTTGCTGCTGATGATAGAGCGGGAACTGCTAATTCAACCGTCAATAACTCTCCCGTAGGTGCTTTTGATGTGGTAGGCGGTGCTTTCAACCCCGCTGGAACTTTCAACGAGGGTCTTCTCCGCAGACAGCAATCTTGGAACTTTGATAGAGATGGTGTTTCAAGTGGCGGTGCTACTTTCGGCACTCTTATCTCTGCCGACAACCTTAACTTGCTTTGGAAGTCATACGTCTTCACAAAGGTAAATGCTACTGCTGCCGTTCAAGGTGTATTCCAAGTTGCTATTACTGCTATTATCAAGTTGAAGCATCTTCATTCTTTCTTTGACCGCATTCCTCTCGCAAAGGGTCTTTTCTTCAAGATGACCCTTAACCTCAACCAGTCTTCGGTTGATTTGACTACTGGTGCTGCTTCTATCATTACTGCTGTTTCCGTCAATTCTCCTCTTGGAGGTGTATCACCAATTATGGTGTGTGATGATGGGGTTGCCGCTTCTCTTCCTCCTAACAAAACCCTTACTGTGAGTGTTGCTGTTGGAGGTTCTGTTCTCAACTCCGCCCAGCGTGGAACTGTTGGGGTTGCTGATAGTCCTCTTGGTAGAAACATTATCCTTAATGTTCCAGCATACACCTTCGCCCCAACATACGAGAGTGCTTACCTTGAAGCAGCAGTCAAGAAGATTGACTATTGCGACATCTACCAATACCAAGTTCTCAACATCGCCAGTCAAGGTGTAGTCAATCAACTCATCTCTAATGGTATTGCGGGTGTGAAGTCTGTTCTTGTTCTTCCTTTTTACACCTCCGCTGCTAATGGTGGAGTTCAACCTATTCAGTCCCCATTTGAAGGTGCTGGTGCTGGTTCAACATCTCCTCTCTGTCTTCTTACCAACTTCAACGTTCAGTTGAGCGGACAGAACCAAATCTACAACACACAGCGATACGCATACGAACAGTTCCAAAACCAACTATACGGACACGGAGCAGTATCTTCGGGTATGATGGACGGACTTACAAGCGGTCTTGTTGGAAAGGGCGATTTTGAGAAATGCTACAACTATTACTATGTTGCTTGTGATTATGGTCTTCCAGTTGAGAAAGATGTGCCGAAATCCGTTAATATTCTTGGAACTAACACTTCCGCCAAAGCAATTGACCTATTCGTCTTTGTGGAATACGAAACATCTGTTTCAATTGATATTCTAACTGGTTCTCGCATTTAAGAACATTTGATTAAAGATATTTTACATTCGTGTAATATATCTTTAAGATATAGTAAGATATGAAACCATAGTAGTCTATAAACAAATGAAAAAAATATGATGATGGAGATTATATTATAGGTTTTATTTTACTTCTTTTAAAGATAATTTAGAAATAACTAAATTATTTTTAGCATTTATACAGAAAATTAAGTGTATAATGATATAATCATTAAAAAATAGTATAATAATCTAAATATTTAAGATTAATCTAAATAATTAATATAATAATATGTAGATAAAGATATATTAAAAATTTTTAATCAAGGTCTATATCATTATATAATTAATATTTTGTATAATAATCCATTTTTTTAATGTTTATCTATATTTTATGCTTAATTTATTAGATAATTTACCCATTTTTAATTTATCTTTAATCTTTTGAATTACAATATCGGTTTAATAATTCTTGGTTCTCACTCACAATTGGTTTGGGAGGTTTCTTGGTGCTATGTTTATAACAAGACCTATGATGAATATAAATATCCTTTCTATAAAACCTTTTGCGACATTTCGCACACTCAACTATCTCCATTTGGTATTCGTCTTTTTTCTTTTGGGATTTCTCCTTCTCAATCGCTATATGCTTATCAATCAGTTCCAAATATTCCTTCTTATACTCTTCGGCAATATCCCATTTCTCAAAGCGTCTTCTTTGGTTCGTGAGTTTGTGTAAGTAAAGAGTTTCGTCATTCATATTAAAGATAGTTTAGTATGAAGTAATTTATTTTGATTAATCCAAATCAATTTTTTATTTAATTCAATTTTATAAAAATATAACTCAATTTTTTGTTTATCGGGGCATACCGAGTGTGTGTTTCCAACCATAATTAGATGAATGTGGTTGCGAAGAAAATGCTTGATGTCTTCTTCCTAATAATTTGCTTCCGCTTACACCATCAAAACGTCCAGCACGAATAGGAACATTATGTCCTTTCTCAAAATCGGGACGAGGAGCAGATACAATTGGCGACCAAGTGGCGGGGTCTTGTCCTAAAATAGGTTTCGGTTCGCTTATTGCTACGGGCATATTAGTGACGGGCATAATAGTTGGAGCATCGTGTTTTCCTTTACCAGTCATCTTTTCGTGTTCCTTTTCTATCTTACTAACTTTCTTCGCCATATCACTAATCTTCATAGCAAGTCTTTCATCTTCCTCGTCCTTTTCAGTTTGCTTTCCTTCGCCGCTCATATTATACATACCGAAACTATCTATCTCGTCTTGTAATTCTCTATATCTTTTTAAAAGGGGGGCATCAACTCTTTCTTTGTTTATAACCCAAATTGTTTGTGCCTCGTTGTAAGGCGTTGCTCTCCTTACAATATCGTCAAATCTTCCCCTTGCGTCGTCAGCAAACCTACTACCTTTAAGTATATCCTTTTCAAGTTTCTCGTATATTTCGTCTTGTTCTTTTTGTAATGGTCGTTGTAATATTCTTACGTTTTTATTAAACTCTCTTTTATATTTATCTGTATATCTTTTTGGTTTAAAATTATTTACAAAATCCCTTGCCGCTGCCTCCTCCGCTGTGTCTGTTGATTTCGCTGTTGCTTCCTTCGCTGGTGCTGGTGCTTTTTTGGCGGGTGCTTTCTTCGCTGCTTTCTTCGCCTCTCTTTCATCAATCTTCTTTTTCTTCTGTTCTATCAAAGAGTTCTCACCTTCACACAACTTCTCCGTCCATTCTTCTTTTGTATATGCTTTTCCAGTTCCCTCCATTTCCATAGTAATTCCTTCACCACTTCCTTCGGCAACAAGACCTTCACCGCTCGTCTTCTTCTTTCTCATCGCTCTCAATTTCGCCATCTTTTCTTTCATTTCAACAGAACCCTTTTTACTTCCCGTTCCTTGAAACATCGTTTCAACTGGAACTGGGTCGGGTGTAGCACCAGTTAGGGTTTTAAAAGTTTTCAATCTACCGCTTGTATCACGTCCCTTATAAGGTTTCATCGCTTGTTTTCTCATTTCTGCTTCTTGTTTCTTGCGTTGTTTCTCATCTTCTTTTTCTTTCTTCTTGCGTTCCTTTTCTTGCTTCTTGCGTTCCTTTTCCTTCTTCGCTTCTTCCGCTTTTTGTGCTTTATCCAATTTTGCTTGTGCTTGTTCGGGTGTTAATTTACTTATTCTTTTTGGTCTTCCCATCTTTTCAAGTTCCTTCGTCCCCGCTTTTGAAACAGCACTACCTATCACCCCTCCAATAATTCCGCCGATTGGTGCTAATTCGGGTTGTCCCGCCGCTACTGCTGCCGCCGCACCCAATTCACTACCACCTATCCCACCTAACGCACCCGCCGCACCCGCCAATTCGTCTTTTCCTAACAGAAATCTACCAGTTGCCTCTGCTGCCTTTCCAATTTGAGATGAACCAGTAATTAATTTTGTTGCTTCTCCGCCGATTTTCGCTACGGGTTCTGCTACGCTTTCAATACCTCTCACAGCACGAGATGTTGTCCTTTTTAACCAACCCCACACACCTTTTCCTTCCATTTCACTAATAGCATCTGTTTCCAATTTCACACGAATACCCTTTCCTTTATCGTGTGCCTTTTTTATTTTCTTCGCCATATTAGCACTTACAAGCACTTCAAAATCGTCGCCCTTTGTTAAAGTTGCTGGTTCTCCTTTACGAAGTTTTCTCATTACGGGAACGCTCGGTTTCTTCACTTTGATAGTTTCCATATCTATATAGAATACATATAGAAAAAAAAATCAATTATCTAATGTTTATTGCTAAATTACTTCTTCTTTCTCATCGCACGAAGTTTCGCCATCTTTTCTTTCATTTCAGCAGAACCCTTTTTGTGTTTTCCAGTTCCGCACATTCCACTTCCGCACATTCCTTCTCCACTTCCTTCTGCTACTAAACCTCTTCCTTCTGCTACTAAACCTTTTCCATTAATTCCCTTTTCGGGGATTTGAACGGCGTGTTGTGTTTGTGGGTTCTTTATCATCGGTTCTGCTGGGTTTTTACCCATTCCCAATCCACTCATACCGCTCTCGGCAACAAGTCCTCTTCCACGCATAAATCTCTTTCTTGGTCTTTCTTGAAAAAATCTACTATCGGGAATAGTAAATCTGCTGTCGTCTATTCGTCTTCCGTCGGGTCTAATGTGATGCTTCATATTCGCCAAAGCATTTGGGGTCAAATGAGAAAAGTTCATCTCTATACTATCTCGTGAGATATTATTTTTACCAGTTCCTTCCATAACACTATCGTCATCAACACTATCATCATCGGTAGGTGCTTCATCGGGATAGGTTTCTAATAGAGCATTAAGTGCTGTCGTCGCTTCTGTCCGCCATTCTTCACTTGGGATTATACTCTCTCGCCCTTCACGGGGATGGAATACATTTCTTAATACTTCTCCTCCTCTGTCTGTTTGGATAAAATAAGCAAAATCTCTAAATAATCTATCTAATGCTTCACTTCTCGTATATCCCGAGCGTGCTTCTCTTATCCATCTATTTATAATTCTTCTTGCTTGTCTTTCGTTAAACTCTCTATCATCAACATAAACTCTTGCTGGGTTTGGACGTGAGAATATACTGCCTTCACCTTCCATAACACTATCGTCATCGGGATAGGTTCTTGATAGAACATTAAGTGCTGAGCGTGCTTCTCTTATCCATTCTATTCCATCTTCTTGAGGAAGTTCGGGATTGAATACATTTCTTAATACTTCTCCTCCTCTTTCTGTTTGGATAAAATAAGCAAAATCTCTAAATAATCTATCATCTGCTTCACTCCTAACAACACCCGTCTCAAGAAGATTATTCCAAATTTCGGCAATCCATCTATTTATAATGCTTCTTGCTTGACTTTCGTCAAACTCTCTTCTATCATCAACGGGTTCTACTCTTGCTGGGTTTGGACGTGAGAATATACTGCCTTCACCTTCCATAACACTATCAGCATCAACACTATCATCATCGGTAGGTGCTTCATCGGGAAATACGTCTATTAAAGCATTACTTAATGCTGTCGCAATTTCTCTCCATTCTCTCCCACCCAAACCTTGCTGAAAAATATTTCTTAATACTTCTTCTCCTCTCTCTGTTTGAATAAAACGAGCAAGTTCCCTATTTCTTTCCTCACGTATAATAGTGGAAACTGCTTCTCCTTCAATCACACGTCGTATCCACCCATTTATAATTCCTCTTACTTGACTTTCGTCAAACTCTCTTCTATTATTTGGACGTGAGAATATACTGCCTTCACCTACCATCTTATCTCCAATTCTGTCTAATATATCGGTCTTGTGTTCTGCTAAAATATCCGCACTACTACATTCTATTTGCTTATCGTAATATCCACCCGCAGAAATTATATCACATTTAGACCTTATATCAAGTTGATTTTTATGTTTAATTTTAGGGAAAAATACTGGTCTTGCTGCTTTATTAAGAGTTATAATCTGTTTGCTATTTTTTCCCAATAATTCGCTCAACAATCCTCCGCTACTATGCCCTATTGTAATAGTATTTTCACTTCCATACTTTTTCTCCGTTGCTTCTTGTGCCTTCTTCGCCTCGTAATATCTCGGCGTGAGTTTATAATAGTCTTCACCACCATACATATATGCCGCATTATATAACCAATCAACCATTCCTTGACTGCCTCTGTGATTGATAATTGTTTCATTCTTTTCGGCGTTATGATACACCTTTGCTGTGGAGTGTGATATATCTTTATCCAGTATATAACCATCTATTTCTTCGGGAGTTTTTGCTTCATAACCTCCTTTCAAAAACTTACGAAGTGTTCCATACGTAATGTCGGTCATTATAGATAATAGTGAGATTTTATTCTAAATCACAATAAAGTCCTTCGGGAGGTTCATATTCCAACATACCCATATTGTGTAAAACATAGACCTTGTCTTCTCTCCTTCATAGCGTTCAAAGTCATATTTTTCACTCGGGACGATTAACTGGAAACCACCTTTCTCGTATAGTCGTAAAAAAAAAGTGGTTTGTATAGTTGATGCTGGGAACAACAGCATAAATGGTTTGTTTAATTCCATAAGTCTAATCATAATTTTTTCTTTTAGTTTTATAATACCGCTAATTTTATAAGGTGGATTATCTATTACACAATCCCCGTGATTATTTTCCCAAAAATCTTCGTCTTTATGAATAACATTAATACCTAAATCTGTTAAATATTTCTCACACATAGGAGCATTTTTGTTATAAAAAGGACACCATACTTGCTTATCCTTTGGTATATATGGTAATAGTTTAGTCCAAATATATTTAGTTGTATTCCAATCATTTTTCGCTCCACGCTCTTCTACACCTCTATTTTTATTTCCTCTTAACAATTCCGCCATTTATATATTAAGATAGATTAATATGCTGTATGTGCGTCATTTTTACTATTAATTTTGTTGTTTTATCAAAGTAAGCGTGATAGTATTGAGTATCAACTATTTCCGTTCCGTATCCTCTAAACTGGAATGTGATGTGAGGTAATGCTTCGCCACCGCTAAAATGAAACCCATTCCTCACAAAAACTCCTATTTTTGGCGTTTCACACATTCCATTAAACCACGCCGAGTTGTAGTAAAGATTGTTGAAAGCAATCGTCATTATAAATCTGTCTTCTTCACTTATATCGGGAGCGAACGTAATAGAATTCCATCGTCCAGCGGGTCGCCAAATAGTATGCTTACGCTCACCATTCACCGATGTATCAGTCCAAAAAGTATCAGTCATTATTAATTCTCTTGTGCTTGTTTTGTGCGTATCACAGATAGACTGGAAATAAAACTAATTTTTTGAAAAACTCTAATTGATTTGAGATTTCCTTTAACACAAATGGGATTTTATGCGTATCACAGATAGACTGAAAATGAAATCAATTTTTTTCAAAACTGACTTATAATTGCTTGTATTTGTGCCTTTGGAATGTTGTAAAAAAAATACTTATAATACAACTACAATCTAACTACATCTAACTACATCTAACTACATCGCTTCGCACAATAACTTTAAAACACCCTCTCTCGTATCATTATCTCTCTTCATAATGAACTCATTTATTTCCGCAATCTGTTTATCTGTGAGTTTGTCGCTGATGAACTTGAATACTTCATTCGGCATAATAGTTTGTGTTTTACCCCAAGTATCAACACTTATTCTTCTTCGGTTCTGTTTTTCTACAATCCAGTTTGCTTTGCCGTTGATGTAGAGTTTGTATTGTTCGGCAATAGTAGGAAGCAATCCCGCATCATAAACATTTCCAAATAGGTCTATATCACTATAACCCTTGCTCCAATTGATATAAAACTCGTGTGTTTCAACGCCATCTCTCCAACCCATAACAACATTCACACCACGAGCATTAATAGTAAAATCATCTACTCTTTCTAACATCGCACCCGAAGGGATTTCATTTTGAATAGTTTGAAACAATCTATCGCATCGCAATTTATCTCGTTCATTCTCCGCATCTATTTCTGCTTTGTTGTTTCTATAACGGATAGTATCTAAAAGTTGTTTTTGAATACTCTCTCGTAGGCGGAAAATATCAAGGTCTAACACACTTGATAGTTTCCTTATCTCATCTATTCTCTCACACCATTTTCTATCTCTTTCACGCTGTTCCTCATCTCTCTTTTCCTTTGCCTTTTTATCAATTGCTCTTTGCTTTTTCATTTCCTCTTTGCGGTTCTTTGCGAATTCTTGAATATTAATCTCATATTTTTCTACGAGTGATTGGAGTTGGTCTTCACTCGCCTTTTTTAGATTAGTCATACGCTTACCTTGTGCCGACAAATACTCGGTAATTGCCTCAACCATATCCTTCTTGGTAATCTTAATAGTAGTCATCTTATCTTGTGCTTGTTTTGTGCGTATCACAGATAGACTGGAAATAAAACTAATTTTTTGAAAAACTGACTTATAATTGCTTGTATTTGTGCCTTTGGAATGTTGTAAAAAAAGCATTTCAATTTTATGAATTTGGACTGCCTTTTTCCTCATATACGAGGAAAAAATACTTATAATACAACTAACTACATCTAACTACTTCTAACTAATACTTACTATCTCTTTTTCAAGAACGCACTAACACCGCTCCAATCCTCACCACCAAACTCCCACCATACGCCACTCCCGTCTTTCTTATTCCAACCCATACTACCGAATTTCAACATATCGCCTTCTTTTAACTCCAATAGGCAATTGAAATAGCAATCATCTTCTCTCGGTTTATACATTCCGCATACTTTCTTGAAAGCGACATATTCGTCTTCACTCAACCCCATTTTCGCCAAACTCTTTCTAAACATCATTATCATAATTTTTTGTGTTGTATCGTCCGCCTCTTTATAGACCATTTCACCAGTTAGGTTATTGACCTTCTTTATATAATCATATCCTTTGAAATATGTATCTACTATTTTCCCGTCCCTCTCAATCCAAAAGTGTCCGTCAATCAAAGGAAGACTATTCATATTGATAAAAGTGCTTGTTTTGTGCGTATCACAGATAGACTGAAAATGAAATCAATTTTTTGAAAAACTGACTTATAATTGCTTGTATTTGTGCCTTTGGAATTTTGTAAAAAAAGCATTTCAATTTTATGGATTTTGGATACTTTCCATTTCTCCATACTTTTTTTGAAAAACTGACTGCCTTTTTCCTCATATACGAGGAAAAAAATACTTATAATATTACAAAATCTAACTACATCTAACTACTTCTAACTACAATCTATCAATCTATCAATCTCCCAAAGAAGGCATCTATCCTCGCTGGAACAACGACATCGTAATTACACTTGTCGCAACACTTTAACTCTCCTTCCGCTACTGGTTCGGGATTGTTGCCGTATCCGTCTATTTTCTCATTACAGAAACAGCACATCAACTCCTCGCCTCTCATCGGGTTTGATAATAAGTATGATGTTTTTTTTGTGGTTTTGTCCTCAATACGAACACCAATATCTTCACCTCCTCTCATTATTTGACCCACTCGTTCGGTCGCTTGATTTGAAGCAACCAATCCGTCCCACCCATTTATCATAGCATTTGCGGTATTGAAGGGAGAAGGTGTATATGTTTCTTTTTCTGCGTTTTTACAAAGTTTAAGATGAAGTTTCATTTTGAAGTTTGCTGTGCGAACATCGCCCCTTGCGGAGAAACCACACGGGCATTCACTCGTTCTTCTTTGTCCTCCTCTGTTAAATGTTCTTTCTCTCGGCATAGTATCAAAAGTGCTTGTTTTGTGCGTATCACAGATAGACTTAAATTACAATCAATTTTTTGTGGAACTCTTCTCCACTATTCAATAATAATTGGGGTTTTGTGCGTATCACAGATAGACTGAAAAAGATTTCAATTTTTTTCGTTTTCGGTATTTTCATTTCTCCATACTTTTCATTTCTCCATACTTTTCTTTTTTCTCCATTCATCAAGAGGGCATATAATACCTTTCTTCGCTAAATCCCAAAACTCCCAAGTTTCAGTTTCTAATAGTTTAGCATTATACTCCCAAAAGGTATATTGATGAACGTTTGATACTTTTCCCAATTTAATCCACAGCATAAAGGGCATTATAACATTTTTGTTCTTGAAATCATTACTTACCTCGTGAATGTTTCCCGTTTTTCTGTTATATACGACAGCGTGAGGGTGTCGTAAATTATCGGTTGGTCGTTGAACTATGGCGTGAATGATAGTAAAATCATTTACTTCACCCGTATATATCTTTGGTTCTAAAAAGTGGTATGTGTCTTCAAGGCAAGTCATATTCTTAAAAGTGCTGGTTTTGTGCGTATCACAGATAGTCTTAAAATGAAATCAATTTTTTTTGTAATATACGAGTAAAAAAATACTTAATTATTAACCTAACTACATCTAACTACATCTAACTAATACTTACCTTCGTCTTGCTTCGTTAATCCTCGCTGGAATAACGACACTCGCATTACACTTGTCGCAACATTTTAACTCTCCTTCCGCTACTGGTTCGGGATTGTTGCCGTATCCGTCTATTTCCTCCTTACAGAAACAGCACATCAACTTCTCGCCGCTGTCTAAACCTCTCATAACCCAGTTCGCAATATCATCACGATTGGATTTTTTTTGGAAAGCGTAAATGTATCCGCTTACCATATAATTCATCAACATTCCAGTTGGGTCGGGTTCTTCACTAACACAAAATCCATTTTCGTATCTTTGAACGACAAGAATATGCCATTCCTTTCCATCAAAAGTTTTTTTGGTTTTGTTGTTATATTCCATAATCTTTAACTTACCTTGAACCGCCAGTTTTCTCCACTCTCTCATCTGCCCTTGTAATTCTTCAATATTCATCACAGCAATACCTCCCTCTCTGCGAAGATAGAACCAACAAACGTCGTCCTTCGTCTTTTCTTGACGCATACCAAGATAGTTTCTTGCGAGAGTGTTTCTGTTAATGATTGTAGGTGAAGTCATATTCTCAAAAGTGCTTGTTTTGTGCGTATCACAGATAGACTTAAAATCAAATCAATTTTTTGAAAAACTCTAACTGATTTGAGATTTTCTTTAACACAATTGGGGGTTTATGCGTATCACAGATAGTCTTAAAATGAAATCAATTTTTTTCGTTTTCGGTATTTCATTTCTCCATACTTTCATATATATTCCATACTTTTAGGACAGCGGAGGAGGATTGTCCGTTTTTAACCAAAGATAAATTACTCATTTCTAATTTATCTTTAAAACAACTCAAAATAATTTCTTTTTAGCAACATCAAAATAAGATGGTTCTATTTCCATTCCAATATAATTACAACCCAATTCTCTACACGCCATTCCAATAGACCCAGTCCCCATAAATGTATCCAAAACAACACTATTTTCATTTACGATATTCTGTAAGACGTGTTTGTGTAAATCTATCGGTTTTTCTGCTGGGTGTGTCTTCTCATTTGCTTTGACCGCTTTAAATTTGAAAATATCACCAGTCCCGCATTTGATACACTTCATATTAGGTCTTTCTCCATATAGTATGAGTTCGTGTTGGTGTCTAAATGTGTATCCAAGACTACACATCGTCTTATCCCAAACAAAACATCTCATTTTTTTCACATAGGGATAAAGATGGATATAAAACATACTATAACTATCGCTATTACAATATAGAAGAGCAAGTCCATCGTCTTTTAATACTCTATCAATAGATAATAAAAAGGACTTGTAAAACCCTTCTAAAATTCCCATTTCGCTTAATGTTTTCTTATACTTTGTTAGTGTCTTTGAATGCTCGGGAGGAATATAAGGGGCATCTGTATATAAAACATCAACCGATTTATCGGGCAAAGTCGTCAATAAATCCATACAGTCGCCAAGATGAATTTTAATTTTATCCGTCATATATATAGATAAAAGAAAATATTAATTTAGATTTATCTAAATGAAAATAGAATTCTACGAGAGTATATTAAAGATTAATTAGAAATGACTAATTTATTTTACCTCTCAATTGTAGCAATATCACTAACCTTCTCTAAAAACTTCAAAGGGATTTCAACATTCTTTATTACTTTACCATAGGGACAACCAAGATTTTCTGTGATACTATTTCTACCTCCAATAGCAACCCAACTATTCAAAGTTAATTCCCACATATACAGACCATCTTTATAACTCCACAAAAAGAACACTTGCTTACCATTTTTTACTCGGTTCATTCCCTCTTTTATTTTGTTATACCCTACTATTGCTGTGGGATAAGTATATGAAAAACAAGTCCGTCCTTTTACCTCTACCGAACAAATATGATTTTCAAAATCAAATGTCGCATATTTGTCTTTATTCCAATTCAATTGTCCCCAATCTTCAAACAATTCGTCAATCTCGTTTTTGAGATGTCGCTCATTCGCTAAACCAAAATCCTCTCGTTCTTTAAAACTGCTAAAATTATTCGGTTTCATATTAATATAGACCGATATTAAAATTTTGTATAAACAAACGCCTAAAATAAATGTGTCCCATATATATCAACGATGGATTTAGACACCGAACCGATTTTACAACAGAGCAATAATTTTTGTTTGTTCCCGATAAAACACGACGATATATGGTCTATGTATATGAAAAGCGTTGATTGTTTTTGGAGAACAGAAGAAATAGACCTATCAAAAGATTTGAACGATTGGAACAACAAATTAGACGATAATGAGAGGTATTTTCTTAAAATGATACTCGCTTTTTTCGCTTCAAGCGACGGACTGGTAAATTGTAATCTTGGTGAGCGTTTCTTTAATGAGATTGGACTACAAGAGGCAAAATGCTTTTATGGGTTTCAAATTGCTATGGAGAATATCCACGCACAAACATACGGAGTATTAATAGACACTTACATTAGAGATGAAAATGAAAAAATGAAATGTTTTAATGCTATTAACGAGTATGATTGTATCAAAGAAAAAGGAAATTGGTGCTTGAAGTATATTAACAGCGAAGATGACTTTGCTACACGATTGATATGCTTTGCTATTGTAGAGGGTGTGTTCTTCTCGGGTGCTTTTTGTAGTATCTTTTGGTTGAAAAAGCGAGGATTGCTTCAAGGTCTTTCTTTCAGTAATGAACTCATTTCACGGGACGAAGCACTCCACACCGAATTCGCTGTGCTACTATATTCCAAATTAAATAAAAAAGTTCCAAAAGAGAAAGTCTATACTATCTTCCGTGATGCTGTGAAAATAGAACAGCAGTTTATCACCGAAGCGTTGCCTTGTCGTCTTGTGGGTATGAATAGTGGATTGATGTGCGACTACATAGAGTTTGTTGCCGATAGACTATTGGTTCAATTAAGATATGATAAACTATGGGGAACTAAAAATCCTTTCACGTGGATGGAAATGATTTCGCTGGAAGGGAAGACGAATTTTTTTGAGAAGAAGGTTGGAGATTACGCACTCGCAAACAAAGTTGGAATGGGCGACGAAAAAATATTTGACTTGGAGGCGGCGTTTTAATTTACATTTAGCAGAAAATCCAAATAAATAATTTCTCGCTTAATTATATAAGATGAGTTTGACTAACGTAGAACTAATGGATTTAGCAAAGAGAATGGATATACCGCTTGAACCCCCAGTCTTCAAGTCGCAGTTGAAAGATATGAAATTGAAATACAATAGGTTCTATATTATTAATTTAGAGGACGAGTATGATGCCGATGGAACAAAGAACGACGGCACTCATTACACGTGCTTCCAAGTTAATAAGTATAAGAATGGTAAGGTTGAGGGCGTATATCTTGACCCATACGGAGTTGCTCCTCCAACAGATATAGATGAGTTTGTGGGGTTCAAAATACCACATTCCAAAAAACAGATACAAGGTTCTTTGAATAACGCTTGTGGTTGGTTTTGTCTCGCTTTCGGTCATTACATCAACTCATACGAGGGTCGCTCAAAAGACCTATATACAGACGCTATGAACTTCACAGACCACTTTGAAGATTTGACCGAGAGCAATCACCATCTTAAAAACGAATGGGTATTGAAGCACTTTTTTAGAAGTAGCGACGCATCAAAGAGAACTCCAATAGAAGTTGAAGGACTTGGTAATATTAGCGACGCTAATGAAAGAACAAAAATAGTGCTATAAAATTGAAAGGTCTTTTTAGAAATAGTTGAATAACATAAAACGCAATAATAGATAATGGGACGCAAATATACACTTGAAAGACGAGAGAGAAATAAACTCGCAATATGTTCGTGTGGATTTTCTACAAACGGAGATTGTCGCACATCAAACTTGAAAATGAAATTACATATTAGAAGCAACAAAAGTGATGATTTTAAACAC